GTTGTAGGCACGGGTGCCAGAAGCAGCCGTGTCTGTGACGGGCACAGGCGATTCACGAAGCTGCTCATTTGTCAGGCTACCGCCGCCGGGGCCGCCAGCAAAATCTGATTTTTTAGCAGGACGCGCAACACCCGGCAGGGTTGTGTCGTCAATGATGTGGATAACGCTGCTCATATTTTCACCTCGTAAAAGTTGGTCATTCTTGGCCCCTTGCAATTGTGGGCGTTGCTCCGTCAAGCTCCGCCATGAAGGTTTGTACTGTCATGTCAGCAGGCGCAAGGTCGCCGCGCTTCAAGTTGCTGAAATACATACTTGCAGGCATCGAGCCGGATTGAAACGCTGCCACCAGTTGAGCAAGCATCTGAGGGTCCATGCGGTGCAAGCCGTAGTCACGATTCAGCGAAAACTCAGCCCCTGCACTTGCGCCGAAGCGTGCGGCCATCCAATCAAGGCACTGGCGGATCGCGTCCGACACATCGGCGGCCACGCCTGCCAAAGTACCGCGCTCCCCCGCACTGCGAAGCTCAACACCAGTGGCGGTTTCGTTGCTTGCCTTTTCGCCGCCCAGCGAGCGTGCGCCCAAGATGGCCATTTGCTTTTCAAGGTCGGCTAGGCGGTTTCGCAGTGGCTCCAACCCTTGGCCGCTGAACTCGAGATATCCCGCCTTCGCCGAAGGGTCAGGGAAAATCCACGCCGCGCCGCTGCCAATTTGCAGCTTTTGACCCGTTTCCAGTTGCACACCCGCCGCCCAAGGGGTAGGCAGGGCCGACATATGCAGGGCGTGCGAGTAGTCGGCATCGGTGCGGTAGTGGGCAAAGTTGACATCGGCCAGATCGAGCAATAGGGGCTTTCGCACCTCAGTACCGCCCACGATTGTGAAGGGGATATACCGCAGCCGCTCATTCTGCGAAGTTGGGAAAATCTCGACGGCCAGCGCCCACTCTTTTGACCCGGTTTCGCGGTACACCCTTTGGCGGTAGTACCCTTCAAACAGGTCCAAAATGCGGTATTGCGTCACGTAAACAGCCGGGGATAGATCATCCTCGAATGTCGCCACGCTCTCACGAAGTTTGACCATTGTCAGGCGTGAGCCTTGTCCGGGGACATTGCCCACGCGCCAGTCTTGAATCTGCTCAGCCGCCCATGCCGTGATGTAAGGGCGTGCGTTTGCCAGTTCAGCCTCCGCCTGCGTCATTGCGCTGGTGTCTGTGTCCGGGAACTCGACCATCAAACCAACTCGGGATGTGGTCAATTCCTCGACAACCACTTTTTGCGCGAAGTCGCGTAGGTTTGTGCCGCTCAGGTCGATATCACGCAAGAGCCCGTTTATCGCGCCCTGTACCTTGACCTCTGGGTCTTTGGCAAAGATCAGCCCGGCAAGCGCGTTCACCGTGCGGTCGGTCGCCCCGAACCAGGATGCCCTGGCCTGCATCGCTGCATATTCCGCTTGGTCTTGGTCACTGAGCGGTGGCAGGTAGCTGTTTCGGCTTTTCGCGGGTTTAAGCGATTCGGCGGCATCATGCGCCATGATCGCGTCTCGTCCCGCCACTGCATCGCGAAGTCGCCCCCACTTCAGCAGGCTAGCGCCGTATTCGATGTGGGTGGATGTGATGGGGGAGGTTGCCATGATAGGCGGATTTTATCGGGTTTTTTTTCCGATAGATAGGGGCTATTACACGCCGGATACCTTGACCAAGGATGTCGGGCCGCGATGTACCGGGAACTTATAGGCCACAAGATACCCCAGGGCATCATTCAGGTGGTCAAGGCCGCTCGACTTATCAGGGTCGCCGTGCTTGTCGTATGCCTGCTGCTCCAGCCCCTCAACCATGCTCGGGCAGGTGTCAGGCCGAATGAACAAGCGCCTTTTGCCATTGGCATGAATCAGCATGTTGACGCTGGCCACGCGGTCACGAACCGCCGGGTTACGGCTGTTGGCCCACACTTGGAAGCCCGCCGCCCTGAGTAGCACGATGTCAGACAGTGCAGCGTTAACCGATTTTGTCGCCCCGCCGCTTGCATCGGGGTAAATGTGGACCGCATGGCCTGCCGTCTTGTATTTGTCCTTGAGCATCATGCAAAGACTTGGCGTGTCACGAACCCCCGTCAATTCCTCGATGATGTGCAGGGTGTCGCCACGGAACACGCCCACCGCCGCGCTCACGTTGCCCACGTTGAAGTCCAGCCCTATGTGCAGGGGCTCGTATGGCTTGATTGTCTCGGTGCTGCTGTTCAATGCCCGGTCAAACTCAGAGTAAACGCTGTGGCTGGCCAGGTTGACGAACTCGCCATCGAGGTAAGCACTCAGCAACTGCTCGGGGTAGCTGTTTCGCAGGTTTTCGATGTAGCCAGGCTGCAAGTTGGCCGCGTTTTCGATTGTTCGCCCCCTGAAAAGAACATACCCATCGGCGGGTTTTTTGTGCCAACGCTCATAGACAAAGCGGAATCCTTCGGGCGTAGTCGCCACCGCCACGGTGTTGGGAAAGTCGCCCGGCATTTTCTGGCGGTTACGGGCAATTACCCGGTTCCAAACCTCGCGGGCCTTCTCAGTCGGTAAGGTGTCCAGCTCATCAATGATTGAGTGTGCAACCTCATAGCCCACGATGCGCTGCGGGTCCATCATTGTGCGGAAGATGATGCGCCCAGCGTTTGGGAATTCGATGTATGCGCTTGCCTTGTTGAGCTTGTACGGCCACCCCTTGCGCTCGCACAACTCAGGGAATCGGCGGTAAGCAATATCCTCGACCAGTGTGTACGTGGGCAGGTAATAGGCCACGTCGCACTGTTTGAAGTGCATTTTCAGGGCCATCGCACGGGCAATAGCCGCCGCGCTTTTACCGCTTCCGTAACCGCCAACGAACGCCGGGAACGGTGCGCGTGATGTTGCAAACGCTTTTTGTGATGGTGTCAGGCTCACACAAAATCATCCACGCTTGCCGGCAGGCTCTTCACTGTTGCGCTGATTTCAACGGGTGCATTAAACCCGTGCATGGCATTAAGCTCTTTAACGGCCCCTGTCATGCCGCTGGCGCTGTTTGCATTCTGGGCTATCTTGTACGCTGAAACCAGGGCTTTAACGCTCATTTCACGCGTCCACAGGGCTTTATTTTCGAGCTTTGCGCGTAGCTCTTGCACCCTTGCACTGACCTTGCTGTCAGCCATCAATCGGGATGCGGCCTGCTGGATTGTCTCTGGCTTCATTTTCCCAGCATCGAAAGACGCACGGTATGCGTCCGCTTGGCTCATGCCATCGGCTCTGCATTGGGCAAATTTCTCTCGCTTGGGTGTCAGCATGTTATTGGAGCGTGTCGGTCGGTACTGCCCCGCCCAGTTCTGAGGGGTGCTCAGAATCCTGCTTTTTGACGCGCTTAGGGTATGGTTTTGCCAGTGGCGCGATTTTAGCACGCATCGCTTCATCTAGTGGCATTAGGTATTTATGCTTGGGTTTTGCTGGATGCAGCTTGTAGCCCTTTATTCCCGCAGAATCAAACGTGCGCTTGTGTGCAATTCGCCCATTCAGTTCTCCAGTGCTGGCTTGGAGAATTGACCCTGTGTATAGCCAATTTGTTGCCTGATAGATGCCACCATGATGCCCTTGTGCCGAATCAGCATATGAAACAACCAAACGAATGCCCGGCGATTGTTTTTTCAGCCACTTTAGCGCGATGCCCATGATTTTGCTTACTGGCGTTTTGTGCGCCGTCAAAGCCACCCGGACAAGCTCACAGCACTCAGTCATATCAAGGCCATAGGGTTTGCTGAGATTGTGATTTGCACCCCATGAAAAAAGCACCACGCCGATAAACTTGCCGTCTTCCCATGCGCCGACTTTCACCAGTTTGGCGACGGGCAGGCTTTTACTGTAATGCCAATTCAGGCAAGCAAACTTCGCCGCCTCGTGGGTGGCCCAGTCGATCTTCAAAACTGGCTTATTTGTGGAACTCATGGCCGCATGCCGGGCAGGTTGTTGGGGCTTTTTCATCAAGTTTGCCCTGATCCCCCTCAGTGCCGGGGTCAAAGTCTGCACCCAAACCCATAGCCAACGTCAACTCAGTAGCGCTGAAGCCAAGGAGCCCCATGTCATATTCTTCTTCGTGCAGTCCGGTCAGTTCAAGCCTCAGCAATTCCTCATCCCATGTTGAATTCAGCGCCAGCTTGTTGTCGGCGATGATGTAGGCGCGTTTTTGGGTGTCGCTCAAGTGACCAAGGCGCAAGCAAGGCACCGCGTCCATCCCCAGCTTCCGTGCGGCCATAACCCGGCCATGCCCTGCGATGATCCCGCTGTCTGCATCAATCAAAACCGGGTTTGTAAAGCCGAACTCACGGATACTGGCCGCTATCTGTGCGACCTGCTTGTCTGAGTGCGTCCGGCTGTTGCGGGCGTAGGGAATAAGGGCACTCACAGCCACCTGCTCAATTTGCAGGGGCTGGCCTGGGGTTGGTTTTGATGCTTTTGCCATAGCTCTATTTTGCCTCATTTTGCTCACTTTTGGCTGCAATGGCCAGCTTGTGACCATCTTTTGCCCGCTTGACGGCTTTCAGGGCCAGTTGATACTTCACCCCGGCTTGGCGGGCAGCATCGGGCACGGTCAGCCCTGCAACCAGGTGCAGGCGCACGGCCTCACGGGTTGAGCCTTGGCGTAGGCGTAGGATCTGCGCCAGGGCTTGGAATTGGGCTTCAGTCATCATTGGCGGTGACCTCGTAGCCGTCTGGCGTGATGACTACCTCCACCGGGGTGCCGCTGTTGCTGTCAAAGCTGCGGATTTCAAAATAGCAGCCGTTGCCATTATTGAAATGGTCTTCGGCTTCTTTGGCCCATGCGCTGAGCATTGGCGGGGTAAAGTGATCGGCCCCAAGTTTGTGGTGCCGCCCGAGGGCATGATGAATTTGGGTCAGGCCTTTGGTGTTGATGTGAGCTACTTGCATGATTTTTCCCCTTAGTTTAGGACCTGCCCTGTGCCTGTCCATGAATGAAATTATACACCCATTTTAGCGGGTGCAAGGCTTTTTTTCGGTTATTTTCTAGGGGTTTTCCCTAAGTTTTGAGGATTTACGCACCACCCTCCCCCAGCAGGATTACCGGGCTGAGGGCTTGTGTGCGACATGGTCAACGGCGAAAGGATGTCCCCGCCCCATGCTGCCAGTGTTTTTGCCCGTCGTTCGGGTGCAAACGTCACTTGCTGGCTTGACGTACCGGGCTGGCCCGGCCCCGGCTGCGGTTATTTGATTGAGTCGTTCGACATCTCGTTTCTCTCAAGCCATGCGTGGGCACCGTTCGGGTCTTGCTCGGTCCCGTCCGTGCTGAAGTGGTGTTTGGGGTTCTTCCTGGCGTATTCGCGCATTGCCGGGAGCGCAGATTCAATCGCGTCGCCGCGCAAATACCACTCGCGCAAAAAGTGTTCGGCCTGATCGTTTGCGCGTTTTAACGCCGCTTCCAGCCTAGCAATTTCTTGAATTGCATCGCGCTGTAGCTGCTCAAATCCGTACTCGTCGCCATCTGCTCCAAGGACGCACGCCGCGTTGTGCAGTCGCCGCTGAATTGCGTTCATGCTTTCAAAATCCATATTTGCCCCCCGTTTTTGTCGAACTCTGCGGCCCAATCGGACCGCTCCGCGCCCGTTGGCCTTCGGTGTTAGATGCTTGTCGGCATGCCAACGGTTGACAGTGCGCGCAGGCTGCTCGTCCGCAGCTTCTTCAAAAACGCGATGTCGTCAGCCGTGCGCGGCTCGGCGCACCCGTATCGCATACAAACACTGCGCGGATGGATCACCAAGAAAGTCACATCACGCGGGCCGTCGCGCACCTCGCGCTGCATGTCTTCCTCAACGGCTTCGATCAGGCAATAAGTGCCATGGACTCCACTGGTCGAGAAAATCACCGCGTTCATGTCGTTGGCTTCGCCATCCGGGAACATCTGGCGCAGCGCCTCCATGCCGTCGCCAGTCAGTCCCAGCACCGAGTAGTAGGGGTTGTCGTCACGGTCTGGTCTAAGGTTTTTCCACATGGTTCTATCCTTTGTCGTTCGCATCTAACTCTGTGCTCCAGCGGGACGCTTTCAGCACCCCTGAGCGTCGGTGATACCTCGTGATCTTCGCTTGGATTTTACATCGGGTCTGGGGCAGTCTTCGGGGACTTGCACGGCAACGAAAACAGCGATTGGCCGCCCCCCCCGGTGGGGTCCACGATCGAGCCATCGATCTCGGTAAACATCGGCCATGCCGTCAAGGGCTCGCCGTGTGACAGAGTCCTGCTTTCCCGTAATGTCGCAGATCTGTTTGACGGTCAGGCCGTCCGGGTTGGCTCTGAGCAATGCTCGAAGCTCGTGATGATTGGATTTTCTCATGGGTGTTCCTTTTTAAGTTTTCGGGTTTCGGCGTTGTAGTGGCGGGCTAGCTCGATCAAACCCTCTTTGGTGTACTTGCGCACAGTCTGGTCGGCCTCGATGCGCTCGACAGCGGCCAAGCCAATGCGCTCAATCAAGCCTTTGCGGTATTCGACGTGGTTTCCGGCCAAGCGGTGGTTGCAGTGCTTGCATTGGCCGTGTACGTTGTCCTCGACAAACTGCATGTGCTTTGCGCTCCCGACACTCCGGTAGTGACCGGCATCCCATGCGTTTGGCGTGGGGTCATGGGGTCTGTCACAGGATATGCAGGGCTTCCCGTGGTCGCGGGCGCGGATGAAGCCATTGAACGCCCTCTCGACCGCCTTGACGAGCTGAGGCTTTGTCCGCATGGCGTCCAGCTTTTCCCGCGTTTCTTTCCGGGCCTTGGCTTGGTCCTTGGCCTTCTTTTTGGTCAGCGCCTGCTCTGCCAGCTTCACGGCGCACTCGACTGAGCACCAGTTTTGCAGGGGCCTGGTTGGCGTAAATGGGGTCTTGCAAGCCTTGCATTTACGCATTGACGCCGCCTGTCTTGCGAAATTTGATGCGCCAAAAAAGCTGCAAGGCCCTGCTTTGCTTCGTCTTGTGTAGGCTATTTGTGCCCGTGTAAAAGTGCCCGCCTATCAGCTTGCCGAATGGCTTGGCCTTTGGCTGGCCTCGCAGTAGCTTTTCGGCTGTTCGCTGACTGTTGTCTTTGTATTCATGCTTCATGTGCCAATCTCCCTTGTGGTCACAGGTGCAGGCTGTGCTGGTGGGGTGGCTTGAAACTGACAATGTTCATAAGCACGATAAAGCTCCAACACTCGCCACTTTTGTATCAACTCCGTTGGTTCTGCACGGACCACATCTGCAAATGACGGTCTTGGCTCCTGCACTGGCTGTTCAAGGGCTTGCTTTGCGACGGTGATGGCTTTGTCAACCATTGCTTGACTGAAATATTGGTGGCTGCCTTCGCTGCCATATACCTGATCGCAGGATTCCAATGCCTCCAGCACTTGCTCAAACTTTGCTCGTTCAATGGTTACGTGTGTCATGGCTGTCCTTTCTGAATTGGCTGGCGCTTCGGCTTTACTGCTCATGCGTCAATCTCCCTTGGCTTGTCGGTGACCACTTTACACCTTGATCAGCCCCAAATGCGTGCATAAGCTCAATCACGGCGGTCATTTCTTTGATCGTCATGTCGCTGGTGGACTTGCCTTTTTCCAGCGAAATAAAACCGGTTCCATCCATGTTCGGTACCAACTCTTGGCCGTTCAGGTGGCCAGTGATAAATCTCACCCAGCCCTCGGGTGTTAAGTGCTTGCCAAACCACCTGACTTGCTTGCTCAGGTCGCCAGCACAGCTCCACATCAAGCTGTTTTGGGCATCGCTGCGCTTTTTGCCGCGCACCTCCAGCACCAACTGCGTGCCTGCCATTAAATGGGCCTTTGCGGCAGGCCAAACTGTTTGCGTGAGCACTTGGTAGGCCTGCTGGGGGCTGTTCAATTCGACTTTTACGCGGTCCATCACTCAGCACCTTCAAACAGGTCCATGGCACGCACCGCCTCCAGCCATTTCTTCAATGGGAATATCGGCATGATTTCATGCGCCGCCGTCATTTCCTTTTTCGCGCCTCGGCTTTTTTCCCAGCCGTCAAGCAAGGCCACGCCATCCGCCCTCATCAGCATGATGATGTCGGCGCGCATGTGGTCTTCCCATGGCGCGGTGTCTGGAAGGGCATTTCTGACCGGGTTCAAAACCTCGTAGCCCTTGGCCTTCAGCGCTTTTTCGGCAGCCAAGAAAGCGGGTTTGTTGAGGCCAGGCAGGCCAGTCATTGGGCCGCTGATGTAGATTTTCATGCTGCCCCCAAGTGGTTGTTTTGCATCAAGAACTCAGCCACTCTTTCAAAGGGTTGCCCCTTGTAGCACCCAAAGCCCATTATTAGTTGCAACAAGTTTGTTCTGAAATAAATCTCGTCAATTTTGCAGTACCCGTGAAAATCAATCGCATCAAAAATCGCCGGGCGAACAAAGCACTTTAAATTAAATACCAACTCCTCGCGCCCGGCTTGGATGTAGGTTGTCCCGTAAATTGGATGCCGCACGTACTGGTTGTTATTGATCACGGTCATTCTATAATCAACTACTTCCAAGCCAATTCCAGCAAGGTCTTCACTTACGCGGTCGATCAGGGTTTGAACATCGTCGTAAGACCGCCCGAAGTATTTAAATTTCTTCATGATTTCCCCAATAAAAAAGCCCTTGGGGAAGCTCTCTTCACTTTCGTGAAGTTGGTCGAACGGTGTAGTACCGCCAGAGCGCCCCCAAGGGCTTACTACAGAATCCCGACCAAGGGATGTGCAAATTTTAGCACAGCTAAAAAAGAAAAGGGGCGGTTTTTCCAATTTTTTGCTATTTATTTTCAAACAGGTCAAGCGTCCTACTGTCACGCACCACCTTGGCAGCGCGGTCTTTCTTTTCCGGCTTCAGCGCCATCTTCTTGGCGCACACCGGGCCAAAGGGCTGGCCCAGGTACTTGGTGAAAGCACCCTTCAATTGGCGATTGCAGCGGGCGCAAACGGTGCTCATAATGCCTCCTGAATGCGCTTCCCTATCCAAGCCACCACGGGCACGGCCCATGAGTTACCCAAGGCTTTGTAGCGTGGGCCATCTGGCGACTCCTCCTTCTTGCGCCAAGGTATGTTGGTGTAGTTGTCGGGAAATCCCTGAAGTCTCTCACATTCAACGGGCGTAAGTCTGCGCACGGCCATTGCTTGCACCGTTGCCGTGTAGTGCCCTGCGTTGTTGTTTGTCCCGCCCGTTAGCGTGGACATAATTCCGCTTTCATGGTGCAGAGTGTCTTGCTGGTGATCGCCATACCGCACCGGCGCCAACACATGCGGATCTTGATCACTCTTGCCGCGCCCAATCGGCTGCGCCACTGCTCCCACCCCAATTCCAGCCCGCCCGCCGTTTGGCGTAAGCAGTGCGTTGGCCGTGCCGTCCTGCCTGTACTCCAGCTGGTGCGTGTCACCGCGCCCACGAATCGCCAGCGTGTAGGGCTGAGCCACCACATTCATGCCCCGATCCGCGCACGGGCTGCTGTCATGGCGAGCGGTTAGGGTGCCAGCGGTTTCGCCGAATTGGGTGATTGCCTGCGTGATCACGGGCGTTTGCTCCTCGTCCAAGGTTGAATTTATGCCCTTGTGCATCCGCGCGGTCAGGCAGTTGGCGACGGCGAATGGCTGCATCACCGCCCCAGCAAGCTGGTTCCTAATCGGCCCATCCTTGGCGCGGGTGTCCAGCGTTGGATTTAGGTCGGTGAGGCGACCGCCTGAAGGGCCAATTTCAATGCCTCCGGCAACACCTTCCCGCGCTTGTCGGCTCGGCGCAATATCCCGGCGCACGCCGTCGAACTCAAAAAGAACCGCTGCGGGATCGAAGTCGTCTCGAGCACTTGCGACAACGAACACACGGCGGCGTCGTTGGGCCACTCCGAAATATTGGGCATCAAGGACGCGCCACGCGACTGTTCGCGTGGGACCATACACAACACCTGCGTTCGTCCACTTTCCCCCTGACGGCTCAAGCTCGCCATCTTCGCCGGCAAGTCCAGCCAAAAAGCACCCGAAGGCGTTGTCTTTGGTGCTGAGGACTCCGGGCACGTTTTCCCAGAAAATGATGGCGGGTTGCTGGCCGGCTCCAGTGCGAACAGTGTCAATTGCATTTGCGATACC